CCCTATGCCCAAGCTTCCGGCGGCTCCTGCCGTCACTGTGGACGTGGAGACTCCGAGCGTGGAGATGCAGCAACTGGTGCGGCCTGTGGCCGAGTCCCTTAAGGCGTTGCCAATGGGCGACCGCATGCTGTGGGCTCAGACGTGGAACAAAGCCGCCACCGTCGTGGCCGGCGACGCCGTAACCACCGAAGTGGTGTTCACCGATACCCGCTCGCTGCGGATGTTTACCACGCTGGCCATCGAAATCGCATGGCGTCGCATCGGGCAACACTCACCCGGCTCAGTGGCAGGGCTCAGGGAGGCCGTAGAGGCCGCCTACGGGCAGGCTATTGGCATGGACGTGGTTTCGGTCACGGCGGACGTGAGAGCCCGCTATGCAGCGTTTGCCAAGGCCGTGGCGTGGGCCGGCGTCAACGGAGGCTGACGCATGGCCGAGCACGGCATGGGCTATGTGCCCGACCCCGAAGGTTCTGAGGCGTTCGTGGCAACGCTGCCACACCCAACGCTCGCATCAGCCGGGCCTGATCTCAAGGCCGCCGACCAAGACGTGATGCTTTACCCGGCCCTGCTTCAGTGCATGCCGGACTGGCGTCGCGGCTCGCAGGGTAGCGTGGGCTCGTGCGTTGGCTGGGGCGCAAGCCTGGCCGTGGACGTGCTCGCAGCCTGTGACATCCATTGGCGGAAAGAGCCCGAAGCGTGGAACGGCCGCACGATCGAGGCGAGCCTGTACGGATTTAGTCGGGTTGAGGCTCGCGGGCAGAAGTCGAACAATGGCGGCGACGGCAGCACGGGCTTCCACGCAGCCAAGAGCATCCGCGACTATGGTGCCCTGCACTACGGCGTGGACTACGGCGGCACTGTGTTTGAGAAGCACAGCAGTCAGCGGGAACGCGACTGGGGCCGCAACGGCGTGCCTGACGTGCTCGAGCCGTTTTCCAAAGAGCGGCGGTGTTCCGAGACAACGCTAGCCACGTCGTTTGTGGAGGCGGCGAAAGCCATCAGCAACGGCTACCCGGTTGTCGTGTGCAGCGGCCAGGGCTTCAGCATGAGCCGAGACGCGGACGGCTTCTGCAAGCCGGGTGGCGTTTGGTGGCATGCGATGTGCTTTATCGGTGTGCGCTTTGGCAAACGTCCTGGCCTGCTTTGTGCCAACTCGTGGGGCGACTCCAACACGGTTGGCAAGCACTTCCCCGAGACGATGCCGGATGTCGTCCGTAAGTGCTCATTCTGGGTCGATGCCGAAGTTGCCACCAAGATGCTGAGCGGTCGTGACTCCTACGTCTACGCCGGGTACAGCGGCTTTAAGCCAACGGCGATGCCCGACAACTGGCTGCGAGGTGTGCTGTGAGATTTCTTATCTGCCTGCTCGTTGTTGTGATCGGATGCGTGGCCACGCTGCCTGATGACCACGGCGTATCCGCTGACATGGCCTGCGAGACAGCCCGCATCGTGACGCAGCTGCGGCACGAGATCGCACCGACGCCGGCCAGCGACAAGTGCGACAACTGCGTTGATGGCTTCATCGGTGACGGGAAAATCAAAATCACCTGCCCCACCTGCAAAGGAACGGGCAAGAAATGACGCGCGACGAACTTGTTGCGGACGTGTGGGACTCGCTGCCGATGCGTAAGCATCTGCTAGGCCGCGAGCGTGTTGGCCGCATTGTCGAGCGAGCCTTGAGGGAATGGCCCATTCCGGTGCTGTACCAGTGCGACGCCAAGCAGACTGAAGTGGTGGCCAAGCATTTCGCCCGCAGGCTGGAACGCCAGGAGCGTGAGTACGGCATGGGATTTCTGGCCAGCATCATCCTGGCGGCCATCATCAGCGAGATCGTCAAGAAAATCGTGCAGCGGTGGCTGGATAATCGTGGCGAGATGCTGGAGGCGATGCAGTGACCGACCAAGCAAAAGAAACGCTTTACAGCATTATGGAGCGGTGGGGATTTCCCACCTTGGTAGCCATTGCCTGCGGCTGGGTTCTTCGCGCCGATGTTCTGCTGCCTCTTGTTGAAGAGCACAGGGCTTTCGTGAAAAGTTTGAGCGAGACGCAGCGTGAGATCAGCAAGGCGGTGAGCGAGCAGACGCGGTTGCTGTATGCCCTACAGCCTCGAGCCAACGAGCAGCAGGAGAACTAAGCCATGGCGATGAGCCCGAAACTACTGAGGCCACGCTCGACGCTGCACCCAGATGCTGCTAGTTGGGCTGCGAGAGTTGTTGCCAACGGTGGAAGCGTGACCGGAACAACCTTGGCAGCCGTGTCCAAGTTCTGTGCGGCTATCGACGCAGCCGGGATTCGCTCACGTATGTACCGTGCGAATCTTTTCTGCGGCTCAAATTTCAACGCCGCACTGGTGCCGCTCTATCGGGGACCGTCGCTCGGCGGGACGCAGTACGGCGGGACCACAGATACCAACGTGGGGCCGTTTGTCAGCGGCGACTACGCGGAGACAGGGGCGAGCGGCGGGCTGACAAACACGGGAAGAACCAAGTACCTCAACACTGGATTTCCTACAAACACGTTAACGGCAGGCGACAGGCATTTGGCGTTTTATGCAAGGAGTTTTGTCAATTCAGATTTTGACCAGTTCATGGGGTCGGAATCGGCGGCCAGTATTTCCCAAGCCTTTGCATTGGGTTTCCAAGTGTCCGCGAGCGCTGTTGCCTTTCAGTTTGGCGCGTCTACTTCCGGCATCTCTTCTGCCGGATCTGTTTCATCAGGAGCTTTTTGGCTAGGAGTTCACAACACGTCAACCGGAGGCGTAATTTACAAAAACGGCGCGAGCGATGGCACTGGAACTCTTACCGCAGCAACGCCTCCATCATCCGACGTTCATATCTTTGGGATTAACCGAGCTAGTTCGACAGCGAACGTGGACAGGTACGGAGGTGCTTCTGTTGGGTATTCAATCGGGGCTGCCCTGACGGCACCGCAGGCAGCGGCATACAACACGGCCATGCAGGCGTTCCAGGCCGCACTTACGAGGACCGCATGACACTCTCCGACCTCGCGCTCCCGATGCCCTACGCCGAGTGCAAAGACCTTGCTCTCGTCTACTCCTACGACATCGCCGTCTTGCTCTACGGTGTGCAAGAGGAACATGGCGATCCTCGCCACGTTCCAGCAGGTCGGCAACTCACCGATGGCCGATGGATGCTCTGCGGCGACGTTCTCAGCGAGGTAGGCGAAGGCGGGATTCTGGCTGGCGGGTTTGCGTTTGTAACGCCAGGGATGATGCAGCAGATCGAAGTCATCCCCCTGGCCGACGCCGTCGCCCTGCTGCCAGAGTCCCCTAGTTCTGTGAGCTAGTGGACTGCAAGAGTTCCCGCAGATTCCCTTACAGTAACCACACCTAGGAGCTACCCATGGCCGACAACATTCTGAGCCGCAAGAACCGAGACATCGACATTACCCTGCACACGGCCACAGCATCGGCTACCACGCTGGACATGCGTGATGTGGCTGGTGCTGTTGTGACTCTGGGCACCATGAGCACCAACGCCGCCACGCTCCAGATGTGGGTAGGCACGAGCACGGCCGGCACCTTCCGCCGACTCTACAAGTCCGATGGCAGCGTGGCAGACCTCACCCTGTCGGCTTCGAGCACGGACGGGCGAGCGTACGCCCTGCCCGATGAGGTATTCGGTACTGAGTACCTGAAGATCGTCTCGGCCACCACCAACAGCACGGGCACCGCTGGCGTGGTCATGCTGAAGAGCTGACGTGCCTACCAAGATCCCCAGCCATAGGCCGCTGCGTCTGCGATCGTCCCGCCCTCAGCGAGACGACAGCGCCAGACCCAACGCGGCAGCCCGTGGCTATTGCGACAAGGCCCACAAGAAGTGGCGTCAGGCTGTACTGAACAGATGCCACTGGCAATGCGTGGATTGTGGCCGCGTAGCCTACGGGCGAGAGATGCACGCTGATCACGTCGTGCCCATCAGCCAAGGTGGCGATAGGTACGCTGTGGCTAACGGGCAAGCCAGGTGCTCTGCGTGCCACGCACGCAAGACGCTGCGGGAAACGAGGGCAGGGGTAGGGTAGGTCGGATCTCTAGGGCGTGCGTGGATACAAACCCCACGGTTTCCTCAAACGCACGCGGGGCCGAAATTGGGAGTTTGAACATGGGCAAGGGCCGCAAGCCGACGCCTAAGCCGCTACTTAAGCTTCGCGGCGCTCGGGTTAGAGGTCCGCACAAGTCCGGCATAGACGCCGTTCCGGGCATCCCGCCTGCCCCGCACTGGCTCTCGGATCTCGCCCGCGAGGAGTGGGAGCGGATCGTTCCCATGCTCGAGGCGTCCAAGGTCATGAGCCCCAGGCACCAGCAGACGCTGGCCGCTTACTGCGACTCGCTCGCGGACATGATTGAGGCAGATCGTGAGCTCAAGGCCAACGGGGCCACGTTCATGGACGATAAGGGTAGGGTAAGCAATCACCCTGCGTGGACTCGGAAGCGTGACGCTCGCACGTCGATGCTCAAGTTCGCGTCTGAGTTTGGCCTAACGGCGTCTGCCCTGGCACGAGTCTCGGCGGTTGAGAATGGCCCGCAATCAGACGAAGAAGACGCCCGCATGTTCGCTTGAGCACCCGTGCGAAAAGTGCTCCTCGTGTCTGGCGGTGCGTTTCTTCCACAAGCACCTGACGCACGCCAAGGGCGAGCTGGGCGGCAAGCCGTTTACGCTTGAGCCGTGGCAGCAGGACTACGTGCGAAAGCTCTTCGCCACTGAGGGCGACGTGCGAAAAGTCCGCACCAGCCTACTGGCAATTCCGCGCAAGAATGGAAAGAGCAGTTTATGCGCGGGCATTGCACTCAAGCTGCTGATGGAGAACGAGCCCGGCTGTGAAGTCTATTCCTGCGCAGCCTCACGCGATCAGGCCCGGCTCGTTTTTGACATGGCCCGCGTCTACGTCGAGCAGTCGCCGGTGCTGCGTCAGCATCTCAAGGTGTACCGGAACGCCATCGTGCGGGAGGCGACGCACGGAACCTACAAGGCACTTTCCGCCGAGGCTGGAATACAGCATGGGCTATCCGCTCACGGCGTGATTTTCGATGAGCTCCACGTCTCAAACCGCGAGATGTGGGAAGTCATGCTCAGCAGCCAGGGCGCTCGGCGTCAGCCGCTCACGGTGGCGCTCACTACGGCAGGCTTTGACCGCAAAAGCGTCTGCTGGGAAATCTGGAAATACGCTGAGGCTGTGGCCGCCGGCACCGTGAAAGACGAGACGTTCCTGCCAGCCATCTATGCGGCCGACATTGCGGATGACTGGAAAGCCGAAGAGACGTGGAAGAAGGCCAATCCAAACCTCGGCGTTTCCGTGCGCATGGACTTCCTGCGGAGCGAGTGTGCTCGGGCGGTTGAGATGCCGACGTATGAAAATGTTTTTCGCCAACTTTTTTTGAACCAATGGACGGAACAGTCAACTAGGTGGTTGAGAATGGATCACTGGCAGCAGGGCGACAAGCCCTGTCCGGTGGATCTCGCGGGCCGCGAGTGCTGGGCCGGGTTGGACTTGGCCACGACGTTTGACACCACAGCCCTGGTGCTGCTCTTCCCGCTTGATGACGGCACGTTTTGGATTGAGCCGCACTTCTGGATACCGAGCGACAATGCCCACCAGAGAGAGCGCCGCGACAAAGTGCCCTACCTGACGTGGCATCGGCAGGGGCATCTGAACATGACTGATGGCAACGTCACCGACTTCGACCAAGTGCGTTCAGACATCAACGCCATCTGCTCAAAGTACAAGGTGCGTGGCATCGGCCTAGACCCGTGGAACTCGGCGCAACTCGGCCAACAACTGCAAGGCGACGGGCTGCCCATGTCAGACTTTCGACAGGGATATGGATCTTTATCAGCGCCCTCAAAGCAACTCGAAAACTGGTGCGTGTCTGGAAAACTGATACACGGAGCGCACCCCGTCCTCAGCTGGCAGGCCGCCAACGTGGCCATTCAGCAAGATTCCGCAGCCGGAAACATTAAGCCAAGCAAGGCCAAGAGCACAGAACGCATAGACGGCATCGTGTCGCTGGTCATGGCCATCGGGCTGTGGCAAACGGCAACCGCAGCCACGCCGGAACAGTCCTGGGACATCGTGACTCTATGAGCGAAAACGCCGCCGCCGACTTCAAGATGTTCGACCTGCGTGGCATTGACTGGCCCGAGGTGAGTTCCAGCCGCACGCCTTCCGGCATCCGCGTCAACGCTGACAACTCCATGGCGTGCTCGGCCTACACGGCCTGCATCCGTGTCATATCGGATGCGGTATCTGCCCTGCCGCTGCACATCTACGAGCGGATGGCCAACGGCGGGAAACAGAAGGCCACGAGCCATCCCGTGTATCGCCTGCTCCACCAGCAACCAAATCCCTGGCAGACGGCCCAAGAGTTCCGCGATTGGATGACTGGCATGTACCTGCACTACGGTGCGAGCTACGCCGAAATCCGCCCAGGTGCTCGCGGTGCTGTGTCGGAATTGTGGCCGCTGCACAGCAGCCGCATGGAGGCTGAGCGGCTGACTGACGGCACGCTGCGGTATCGCTACCGCGAGCCAAGTGGGCAGCAGACGATCTACAGCCAGGAGCAGATATTCGCCCTGCGATTCACGACCGAAGACGGCATCAAGCCGATTCCTACCTATAAGCTCT